GGCATTTAGATTTTTGCCGTTTGGATATTTAAACTCTCCAACCACACGGTCGTCTGCATCAATCATCCACGCGTAATCGCCTTTACCAGCACATAAATCAAGTGCTTCGCTACGGTTATGACCAAAACCTATCCACGGACGCTCATGGAGTTCGCCAGGAATGCCCTTTTCCTCAAAGTATTTGCGGATGTACTCCTGTGTACCGTCTGTGGAACCTGTGTCCACAATCACCCAGTAGTCAATGTGAGGATGAATAGAGTCCAAGCACTCATGCAGAATTTTTGTTTCGTTCTTGACAATCATTGAGAGGCATACTGTAGACATTCACGATTCTCCTTTTACAGTTATTTATACTGAGCAATCCAGTCTTCAAGACAAACTTGTGGAGTCCATCCAAGATGTGTTTTTGCTTTTGATGCGTTTGCGAGAGTGATACGCGATTCTCCAAGACGGGGCGGAATATTAACAGTTTCGCCCCCCACGAGTGCAGCAATCTCGTTCACCGAATAATTTACTCCTGTTCCAATATTGTAAATCTGTCCCCACTCCCATCCCCGATGGATTGTACACGATTCAATGTCAGTAATATCGTAATCAGGAGCAGTAAACTGTGATGCCCTAATGTTCGCTTCCACCACATCACTCACATGGGTAAAGTCACGCCTCTGATCTCCGTCACCCACAATGGTCATGGGTTCTCCTGCTGCGCGTTGGCGCAAGAAAATACCTATGACAGGTGCGTATTGACCCCGCAGGGATTGACGCTCTCCGTACACATTGAAATAGCGGAAAACGATTGTCTCCAAACCGTATAGTTTGGAGTACATTTTACACAATTCTTCGCCGCTAGTTTTTGTGACCGAATACGGATTCAGGCAATCGTTGGGCATGGTTTCAACCAGTGGAGAAGTATTCTTTAATCCGTAAGCCGACGAAGTGGACGAGTAGATTACCCGCTTCACACCACAAACACGAGCACATTGCAGCACACTTGCAGTACCAAGCACATTTGCTTCCACTGCTTTTAGAGGATTTTCAATGCACGATTGAATTCTCGCTTCAGCAGCAAGATGAAACACTGTGTCCACTCCCTCGTACAGTTTGCGAACCATAGTGTAATCATTGATGTCATACTTGTAGTTGCGTGCTGCGGGATTCCAATAGAACTGGTCGTGAGCGTCCGAAGATTCGTTGTCTATAACAACAACTTCGTGACCTTCTGCAATCAGTCGATCAACAAGGTTCGATCCAATAAAACCTGCCCCACCTGTAACTAGTGCTTTCATACTATTAACAGTTTTTGTGTTGGAATATATTCAAACTAATATTTTCATCATATGTCTATCAAAAACTTCTTTGTCTTTTGAATACATTTCTGAATTTTCATTTCTAGCGTGTAATTCGTCCCATGGTGCTGAAGTCCACACGTGCTTAATTAAACAAATCTCAGATATAGCAAATTTTTGCATTTTTTTCAATACTACTGTTTGTTCGGTATCAGCATATAACGAAGTATATTCTGGATGATATATGTACCCGAATTGTTTGTACAATGGCCAACCCATAACACATAATGTCATTAAGTCATCATTTCGAAGACCATCATTAAATTTTATAGCTCCATCAAAATCAGGAAATACTTGTTCAAATCCTTGAAAGATTATATCATCATAATTTTTTATTTGAGGGATCATGTCATCAGACGCTAAAAGTAATACATCTGCTTCTTCTCCATCAAGATCTGCGTTTACTGCTTCTATCTTTGTTTTTGAATGACCGTAATTGTATTTGATATTAATGGGCAACGAATTTAACCATTCTTTAATTTCTTGTGTATTCATTGTTGAATCGTCTTCATCCATACTTACAACAAACCTTACATCATGTTTTCCTGATAACATATCAATGTAAAGTTGCAAAACTTTCTTAAATTTTTCTGGACGATTTCTTGTTGGAAATTTTATTAGTAGTTTTTTCATTTCAATATCCTCTAAATTTTTATAATCTCAAATAATTCATTATCAACCAATACTAGGATTGAAAACGATCTCTAATATCTAGGTCTGCTACAGAAATACATTCTTGTTTGTTTTGAAATCTTACTTTTTCATTAATCCAAGCGTATGTTTTTTCTATACCTTCTAGCAGAGACTGAGTTGGTTGCCATCCGATATTTTTATAGTATAATTTATTATCAGAATTTCTACCACGAACCCCCATGGGGCCTGAAATATTGTTTATTGAAATATTTTTTCTGGATACCTCAATAATCATTTTAGCTAAATCATTAATAGAAATCATTTCTTCTGATCCTATGTTAACCGGACCAACAAAGTTAGAATTCATTAAACGTCTGGTTGCTTCTATACATTCGTCGATATAAAGGAAAGAACGAGTTTGTTTACCGTCTCCCCATACATCAATATGAGAACCAGATTCTGCTTGAGCCACTTTACGGCAAAGTGCTGCTGGGGCTTTTTCTTTTCCGCCATCCCAAGTTCCTTCTGGACCAAAGATATTGTGATATCTAGCAACTCTAACATTCATATTATAGTTTCGTCCAAAAGCAAGATACAAACGTTCGCTGAATAATTTTTCCCAGCCGTATTCGCTATCTGGTGCTGCGGGATATGCTGAGTCCTCAGAGCATTTAGGATTATCAGGATCTTCTTGATTATATGCAGGATACATACAAGCAGATGAAGAGTAAAAAACCTTTTCTACTCTGTTCGCCAAACAACGTTCAACAATATTTAGATTAATAAGAGCAGAATTGTGCATAATATTTGCATCATTTTCGCCAGTAAAGATGTATCCAGCACCACCCATATCAGCAGCTAGTTGATACACTTCATCAAATTTTTGGTCAAATACAAAGTCACATAGACTCTGTGATCTCAAATCTCCTTGAACAAAATCGTCTGCGTGTGTTTCAGAGTATTCTGGATACTTTAGGTCTACCACTCTTACCCAATATCCTTCACGCTTTAGACGCTTTACTAGATGAGAACCAATAAATCCACCGCCACCAAGAACCAATGCTTTTTTCATAGTATTTCTTTCTTATAAATCAACAAATCAACCAAAACACGCACAGTATGTATCATACGCAGCCTGAACCTCTGCGGATAGGAAATACTCTCCACGAATAAGAGCATCAGTATTACGATACCCTATAATTTCCTTCTCAATATTCGATCCAATGAAACCCGCTCCACCTGTTACTAGTGCTTTCATTTTCAACCTACCTTATCATAGTTATTTTGTTTGTTTACGCATTCCCAATCAACACCAGGAGGCATAAGTCCTTCATGGACATGGCAAGAAACACCAAGCATGGGTTGGTGTATGCGTATTCCGTCTTGAAAATACATATGGCGAAACATGATTCTATCATAAATTCCGTAGTGAAGGGCATACGGTAAAATTTTAGCCATCATTTCATTAGATGCTGCCCAAGTGCATGTTGTGCTTTCCGCAGTTCTCCAATGCTTCCCTTCGTGAAAATAGATGTAATCCCTTCCAGAAGTAACATCATCATCTCTAGTATATCTGTCCATGCAATCATAGCCCGTAACAAACCCAAACCGCTTTACACCAAGATAGATGCAATCTAGTGCATCATTGGTGTGCAAGTAATCATCTTCTACCATGTATACATCATGTCCAAATGGCTGAACATTTTTCTGATAGTACTGTATCTGATTTGTTTTGGATTCATGATTAGAAGACCCTTCATGAGAAACTTTATGAAAAACTATCTCGTATCCTTTGTCAGAAATAAATGAATATAGAGAAGACGGCATATCACCACCGTCTTTGCTCTCCTGCATCAACACAGTAAACTTCATGTCATTCTTAAAACGAGAGTTTACGTAACTGTTATGAATGGAGTTGAAGCAATTAATTTTGGAAAACCAATGTGGTCTTCCTTCTCTTGTAGGGGGAAACTCTAACTCTTTATTACAGCATCGGTATAGTATGTGCATCATATTTAACAGTTCTCCGCAAAAAACTTTGAATTCAGGTCGTCTTTGTTTTTCTTGAATGAGTTCGCCAATGGTTGAAAACCCATATCTAAAACTAGATACAGACTATCGTGACCGCAGGCTATGCAATCATTTTTACGATAACATTTGTCTTGGCTCATAGTTCTACCCATTCAGGATTCTCAAGATACCAATTCGTTACTTGCTTTATTCTATCGGATATTGATATCTGTGGTTCCCAACCAAAAGAACGCATAAGGTCACCACTCAAAGAATAACGTAGATCATGTCCAGGACGAGTGCTGTGAAAATCTACCATGTTATACTTAAGTTCCTTACCTTGAGCATCAGCAATCATTTTTGCCAAAGTAAGATTATCAATTTCTTCTTTCCCAACAATATTGAATTTAGAACATTTTGCGCCACCGTAATCTTTTTCGGTTTTCAAATCCTTATCAAGAATCAAGTGAACTGCTTGAGCAACATCATTTGCGTGAATGTAAAATCTACTGCCAGCCTCTGTCTTTTGAGGATTGGAGTGAATAGTAACAACTTCTCCGTTTCTAACCTTCCTGATACACAGAGGAATGAACTTTTCTGGTGTTTGACGCTCACCAAAAACATTCATTGTGTGTGTGATCTTCATTGGCATTCTATATGTGTTTTCATAAGCGACACACAGTTCTTCTGCTGCTGCCTTTGACGCAGAATACGGATTGGTAGAGTTGTACCGATCCCTTTCCTTGTAATCCACACCCTTTGGTGCAGCACCAAAAACTTCATCCGTGCCGAAGTACAAAAACTTTTCTAGGTGATCTTGTTTTCTAGCGTATTCGAGCAGATTGGCTGTTCCAATGATGTTGTCTTGAATGAATTCCATTGGATAAGTTATGGAACGGTCAACATGAGAAGCCGCTGCCAAATGAATAATCGTATCACACTTTCCAATGAAATTGCAGGTAAGCGGATTTAGTTCTGCTCTAAGGTCATGGAACACGACCTTGATTCTATTTTTGTGTTGAGGCTGTGTTTTCAATATGTCACTGATTCTGTTAAGATTTCCAGAATAGTCTAGTCGGTCAAGAGTGACAATTTCACAATCTGTGTTTTGAATCAAAAAATCAATCATGTGGTGTCCGATGAATCCAGCACCACCAGTAACTAATACTCTATTCATATTCAATTTCCTTTCTTGTAAACAAGGAGAAGATCATCTGGTTCAACAATTGAATCAGCATACAAACGATTGTAAATATCTATAAGACTCATATCATGTCCTCGCATATGGTTTCTGAAGAAAAGATGTTATCATAAAAGTAATCTCCTAGTGTCGGAGCATTTTGTATCCCGTATCCTTTTGCTATGGGGTTTCCACTACCTATCCAAAACTCCCTGTCAAATCTAGAATCGGTATCTAAAAGTTGATGATTGACTTTTTGACTGATGTATTTTGAATTTGCCCACCAAAAGTTTCCAGAAAAATGTGATGGGTAGTTGCTGTTAGCATTAGCCCAAAGAGGTCCAACACAATCATGGGTTTCTAGATCGTTAACACAAGTTTTCCACTTGTGAAGACAGAAATACTCCATGTACAATCTCCAACAGTTGACAGATGGTTTATTCTTTGTAACGCCCTTTGTATGTAGGTACAAAATTTTAGCATCATCATGCTCTAGACAGAAGTCTCGGATCATTTGAATCGTTCCCTTTTCTTCTGTCCACAAGTCTGACTGATGATAATTAACCTTTGCTTTTTTTGGCAATCCTTGTATCGGCAGATTTCCGCTTACTCCTACATTGAAAGTCGCACAAGCATTCAAGACTCCACTTATCTGTAGAGCATGAAGTTGTTCCTGCACTATAAACTCCCAATTGTTTATCTGTCCGATGTGATAAAAAATATGAATCTTGCTCATGTCACCTCATTGGATAAAAATTACGATGAACGAAATGATGTGGACGATCATCTTTTGTATGTACAAAGTAATAATGATAACAGTTGGGGTGGAACCACTGATCATCAATCATCATTCGTGAGTAATCTACATCTATTTTTGGTGCTCCTGTTATCTTAAATCCAAATTTATTACAGTAAACCCCGTATATGTTGTCTTCGTATCCTGCGGTATCAATTTGCGTCTGTATCATATCTCGGCAATGTTGATTGAAAAGTTCGGTCACATCTTTTGAAAATGTGGTGCACGAACCACTTGCATACCAATAATTTTCGTGAAATCCAGCAGGTCCAAAAACTAAACCGTTTTTTGGGAGTACTTGCAGATACTGATCCAACAAATTTAAATTTACATAACTGCCAGTGTTTGGGCGAACCAAATAATTCCATGTGTAGTACTTGGTCATCGCTTTCATGGCGAGAGACAATTTAATCAACCCATGAGCAATACCATCAGGAACATCAACAAATATTGTTCGTGTATCGTGATCCACCGTTACCACTGAATTCATCATCTCATCTACACTTTTCGACCTCATATAATCTTTCCACTTGGGTGTAGCCGCAAATGGATTAGGTGATTGAGAATTTATGTTTTGCATTCTTATATCGTATGCACATGGATCGGTGTTTGCTCTTACAAAATACACCTTTGTGTCTTCTGGATAGTATAATGGATTTGCCCAAGTTTCTCGGCAAGCAATTTCTTGCCTGTCCCATTTATAGTTTCCTCCAGCCAAAACCAACACCAGTTTATTGATGTGATTTTTTGGATGTTCGTTTTCACTATGTTGTGCTGTTGGTGCGTTCATAATTTATCTCCACATAGTTATCATTTCTTGTTGGTATTACTACTGTTTTCATCGTGATTCTCTATATTTGATAAAATTCCATTGCTGTTTTCTAGAAAAAATAACACCATCATTTTTAACATCGTGAAAATTCAAATTTTTATTTATTCCAAAAAACGATTCTACTATATGTGCAAAAGAAGAATCTATGCAATGAACTTCTTGTGCTCGTTCAACCATACCTAACCAAGAAAAAACTCCAAAACCATCAACAGGAGAAACATTGATTATTGGCAAATCAGTACCAAGTTTCAAATTAAATTTTCCAACACTAGACACATTATGCACCAGTGCAAACCGTTCTGGTGGATTTATGGTCTGTACTAGTTTCTCTTCTTCTTGTTTGTTTCTTTCATAATAAAAAGAATCCCATCGTTCATTGAACGGGATTCCAACAGAATCGTAAAGAGAAACTGCCCAATCTATTATTCGGCACTTTTCAAACCCTGCTCTTACTAGTTTTATCTTTTTCCATTCTAGAGGTAAATTGTAAAAATCAGAGTCCGTTTCTACTGGTTGGAGTTCTATATTTCTTTCATCTCTATACATTTGAGAAACAGAATAAACATATTTGTTTTTTACCACAACTCGTACTTTAGAACTCCCAAAATTTTTTAGACAAAATCTAACCATACCATTACACACGACATGATCTCCAAGACCAAGATGGTGATGAATGAATATTGTATTATCGTAATCTATCATCTATAATCGGTTTCATTACGAGTTTCCCAAAAGGTCAACATCATTTTGACTGTTGTATTTATCGTGTTCATCAAAGCACTGCCCAACAAACCACACCCCGCCGTTGCCATCCCCACGGGCGGCACTCGCAGGAAAAGGAGTTTTCTGAAAGAACGGATCGTGAACACATACCGTGAGTTCGCCATCACGCACCTTGTCCCACACCCATTTCCACAAGAACGCTTGGTCTTGTCCTTTGTCGCTATTGGGCTTAAACTCTTCCATTGCCTGTGCGATTCCCTTCAGTTTTTCACCCTTTACACCCCACATGCCGCCAAGCATGGGTGCGCCGTGATACGGGTGGTCGCGCATTACATGGAGATCGGCTCCGCTAGAAAGCCACTCCTCCACCGCAAGACGCTCACGCTCGGATAGACGGGAATCAGAGTCTCGGCTCATCATGTACTCTACGCCCTCTTCATCGGCAGGCAGAAAGCGGTGGAACATACCACGGCTGTCAGCGGTATTGTAATTGCCCTCCACCATTCGCATAATCACATTCTGACGAGATCGTAGTTGTGAAATAATGTCTTGCGGAACAGACTGAAAGCAGTAGAACACGCAAACCCAATCAGGAAATAGCCGTGCAGCAAGATCGGCGTTCTTTACTGCACCAATGGTGTACTCGGGCTTGTCGCCCCACAAACTGAATGAAATGAGTTTCATGATTAGCCTTGCGGGACAAGAGATGTGGTGGTCTTGGAATTGTAGATGTACCCGTGCAGAGCATCAGGAATGTGGTGTTCCGTTTGCACCTTCGGATACAAGCGCAGCAGCCAGTCAATGTCTTCGGCATACGACTGACCGTTTTCACCAATCATCTGGTTGAACGGTTCGCTCTGTGCAACTTCTCGCCGCCACACGCACATATGGTACGGTGGACGCTTGATGTCTCCAAGGAAGCCGTCCTCGTCCCTCCACAACTGACCGTGGGGGTTTCCGATGCCAAACTCCACATCCATCGGCTCCCCGTCAATGCTGCACCACTGGTTGAATGAGATGCAGTCCACTCCGTTATGCTCGTCAATAGCCTTCAGGATGCTGCTCATGTAGTCCTTGCTGACCGCATCATCATCATCCATGAAAGCCACATAATTCCCCCTAGCCATTTGCAGGAGGTCGTTTCGCTTTTCAGAAATGGTCTTTGAGCGGTTGTCCAACAGGACAAAAATCTCAACCGCCTTCCCCTGCCCTGTGGCATCGGCTTGCTCCTGAAGATGCGTCACCGCAGCCTTCATGGACTCAATGCGCTCGGGGATGGACAACATCAAGATACTGAACTTGATTTCACTTGCTGGTACTGGCATTAAACATTTCCTCCATATCAAAATTGCGTTCTTTTCTACGCTTGAAAGTTTCACCATCAACACCGTACATTTCTGCGTTCTCGTTTCGTGCGTGGAGTTCGTCCCACGGCTCACCACTCCATTGGTGCTGAATAATACAGATATCACAACGGCGCAGTTTTCCTAGTGCTGCACACACCTGTGTCTGCTCGTTGTCGCAGTACAGAGACTTGTATTCAGGATTGTATATGTACCCAAATCGCTTGTACAGGGGGAAGCCCATGACCGTGAGGGTCATCAAGGGGTCTTCCTTTGGACGCAACCCGTCCCAAAACTTGATTGCCCCATCGTAATCAGGAAACGCCTGCTCGTACACCTTTGATATGATTTCATCATAGCCCATCTGCACAGGAACCATGTCATCCGAAGCAAGCACTAGCACATCACCGTCCACTCCTTCTAGGTTGGCATTACAAGCCTCTATCTTGCTCTTGGAGTGTCCGTAAAAATAATCAATATGTGCATTACGTGCGCGAGTGTCAATCCACTGCTTTATCTCTGAATTATTCATGGTGGGATCGTCTTCATCCATTGTCAGAATGAAACGCACATCGTGCTGTCCACTCAAAAAAGTAAGATAGCGAGAAAAAATTGCTTTGAACTTTTCGGGACGATTGCGGGTGGGAAACTTGATCACAAGTCTGCTCATAATAAATATCCTTTTTGTTTACACCTATTTAATCTGACTTCATGTCCTTTTTGGAACGTCCTATATGGTATTTAGTACACAGTTCCCAATCGTTCTTCTCTTTGAACGGCAGAATCTTTATTTTGTTTACAGGAACCCTGTCGGTAATTTTTTCTTTATTCACAATTTTCAATAGTCCCCAATCTTCCAGTAGAGACGCAATAGTGTTTCGTCGTCCAATATCATCAGAATCAATGGAAGTTGGCAGGTCATCCAGTGCAAACATCTCTTTGAAGTGTACAATATAGTACTTGCCGCGCTTGTGGAGAATATGACACGATTGCCACAATTTCTTTTCTGTTCTGGAAGACACACCAATACGAGTAAGGGTTTCACGAATCTTTAGAAAGTCATCAGGTTTTTTTATGGAAATCTCAAGAAGATCTGATGTTTCAAGATCAATGTAACGTTCATTTTGTTCCATGTTTTGTTCACCTCTGAATATTGAACCGACACAGAACTATTTATATTATTTTCGTTTTCCACCCCTGTCTACTGCCACTAGTATCTCCTTTACAGTCTCTTCAGACAGCACTGTAAGGGCTTCCCGTGCCTTGCGGGACGAGAACCCGTAGTACTCCACCAGTGCTGTTACACGCACGTCTTCCTCCCGCTTGAGCCACTTGGAGAACCGCTTTCGTGGACGCACTGCACCCCGCAGGAAGTCAAAGTGCATTTTTAAATCCAAGTGGGGGCGGATGTTCATCTCGTTCGCAGCAAACAGGGTATCAGGAAAATACGACAAGCAGCGGGTAACCACAAACGGTGGATACGACTGCTTGGTGTACGCCTCGCTCTCGTCCAAGAGCGGTTCCTTGTTCACATTGATAGCATTTAAATAATCAGACAGTCCGTAGGTCATGCGTGTTCCCCAAGAAGTGTATGATACGGTGTGTACTCACTTGAACTTGCACTCCATCATTAGTTGCACCATACACGCAGTAAGATTGATTTCTGAGTCTGCTACGAATGCTGCTTTGTACTGGTAGTCACCAAGAATAAGAATTGCTTGTGGAATGGATCCACTTTCCAAGTTCTCGTACAGCCCATCGT